CGCCACCGCCAGAAATAGTGACTACGATGTTGGCAGCATTGGTATAGCTTGTTCCACCGTTAGTAACATTGACCGCAACCGTTCCTTTTCTGAACGTCACTAAGCTGGCAATAGCAGTTGCGTTTGCGCCGCCGCCGCCTGTGATCGTAATGGTTGGGGGAGATGTGTAACCAGAACCTGCGTCGGTCAACGTAATAAACGAAACCGCATTAGCAGTTAATGTTGCCTGAGCCGTTGCCTGAATGCCGCCAGTTTGATTGGGAGCCGAAATCACAACCGCTGGTGTACTGGTATATCCGCTTCCACCATTAGTAATAGCTATTGATCCAACCGAACCAATAGATACAAGGTTAGTGCCATCCCAAGAATAAACACCATTGTTCGGATCTCCAATCAAAACAATGTTGTCTTTCCACTGCGTCAGGCGAATACCAGCGTTAGAGAACGTGCCAGCTATTGCAACATTAGCTTTGGCATTGGTTTCTATGTTGACATACTCAGCACTGCCATCTTCCTCAAACCCGATCACATAATCTAGGTTGTTCAGATTAGAAGACAGAATAGTGGTGACGTTGTTGCCGAAAGAGACAGCCGTATTGCTGAACGTCGGTAAGATTTTAAGGTTGCCGTAGCCTATCGGCATGGCGTTTTCTAGCCATGCAAATTCGTCTTTATCGATAGCCGTGCGGTTAGCCTTGGTGTTTACACCCTTAAAGTTCTTGACTACTGCATAGCTTTTCTTTTGCTCTGTTGCAGCCATAATCAGTAAGGATTGCTATAAGGGTCAGGCAAGCGCCGAGTAAACGTGGTGTTAAGAACAGAGCGAACCTTGCTAAGGTATTGCTGATAGAAAATTTCTGATTCGCCATAAGACTGCTCTTTGAACTTCGCTGTGTATGCTGCGTAATACGCTACTGGTGTTGTATACGGATCAAGAATTGTATCGACTGTCGATCCATTAACCAGAGGAAACGGCAAGATCGTCGTATCCAATTCCATTGTGTAAGACTGGTCAGGAACCGGAGAAATATAGATTTGGCTTTGACCAAACACCGAGAACGCCGCAGGTCTACCAATGTAATTCTGCCAATACCGTAGCTGTGCATTGAATTGCGTCCAGGGCAGGTAAGACAGCGGGTAGCGGCTGTTCCCCCAAAATACGTTGATGTTCAGGATATCCAGCGTCAACGAAGACTGTGGCAATGTCGCAAACGGAATAACCTCTGCGTTGCCGACATATTGAATCATTGCCGTGCCGTTCGCAAAAGGCGTAGACGGAGGAAACACGGTAGTTGAGCCAGGGTATTGCGGAGATTGGTCGCCTGTAGTTCCAGCCGTTGTTACAACGTAAATGTAGACGTTGGAAAAAATCAGATCATTCAAGGCAACTGCGGTGTTTGCAGTCCACGCAACTGGTGTCCCCGTATAACCGACAGGGGCTATAGGGGTTTGCGAAACTTGAATGGTTCTTAAACAGCCGGTATCTCTGGCAACACGCTCCCGCGCTCCGTTGATGTAATCAGTCAGTTCGGAGTCGGAATAAAAGTTTCCGTTGGCATCGTGCAGAAGCCTTCTGACTTCCGTAATGTAGCCATTGAGCGTTGCCATTTAAGTCCCATATTTAAGCGGCTTTAACGACTGTTCTCCCCCGATGTGCTTTAGGCACAAGGGGGGTTACTGAGTCATCGCCAGGGGATAAAAAGCGATTCTTTTCAGGTTTCTCTTGGGTTACTTCAAACTTTGCTAACCTCACCAAAGCATCTTCGATGTCGTTAGTTGAGTTGCATAACCCAAGTGTCACCATCGCAGGAAGTTTATTTTCCTGCTCATAACCGAATACGTGACGCGCCATTTCTATGCTGATCTCAACTGATTCGTTTACAGGAAACGTATAGTTGTTAAAAGCGTATTCATGGATCAGAGCCTTCTCGCTCCGATTAGTCACATATACAGTTGTCATAGCGTAACAATGTCACCGTAAACAGTAATGTCGCAAGTACCGCTGCTCACCGCTGTGTTCACCTTTACATACAGAGAACCAGAGGAATAAGTCGCAGATAGCGCAGTAGTGGAAAGCGTTACATCTTGCCACTTTGTTGTGCCATCCACAGAACTCAAAACAGTCGCATTGCTAACCGCATTGGACGCATTGCCATCGTTAGATGTCAAAATTGTCACGTTTGCAGTAGCAATGCTCTGATTTGCTTTAGCGACAGTGATCCTGCGAACGATGTAAGAAGTGCCACCCACAACAGGCAGTTGGGCAACCGCATTGCCAGTTGAGCCAACGCTGACGTTGACTGCACGGGCAAGAGCAAAGTTGCCAAAGCCGTTGGGGTATAGCGAACCTACATGGTTAGCATCCATGTCGCCCCCTTAGGTGTTGTAAGTGCCGCTTACGTTCTCTCCACCATCTACGGTAAAGAGCGTAATCGTCGGAGTACCTGACAACACATTTGCACGGACGTTAGTACCGTCAGCGATAAACAGGCCACCAGTATTGTTGGCAACCACAACGCTCCAAGAAGCATTGCTAATGTTGCCAGACGTATTGGTGTTCAGTTCGATGGTGACGTTTGCAGTCGGTGCTATGTAGTAAGTACCCGCCGGAAGAACGACGGTTGCAGTACCAGCGGCGTAAGCCTGAAAATAGGCCGACGCAGCATTGGTGGCTGCACCTGCTACTAGAATTTTATTTAAGCCAAGTGCCATGACGAGTTCTCCTTACAGTGTGAGAGAGTTATAACCCGTCACCTTAGTCATCGACTTCGGCTTGGTGCTGACCAATTCAGCAATCGTCAGCACTGCGCCAACGTAGCCAATCTGCCAGTTCGGAAGAGTCGATTCAAAGCCCGTGAACACAAACGAACCTTGCTCATGAATGTAGAGCGACAGGTAGTTGCTGTTCAAGAAGTACACAGTACCTTCAGGGCAGTAAGGGTCAGGATAAATCGGCACACCAGCGACCATCAGCGCACGGAAAGCCGCTTGAGGACCATTTGCGTCACCGTCAAAGCCGTTACCTGGAGTGATCATGTACTGTTCTTGACCAACAAAGTCTTGAGCCAGCAATGTCCAAGTACCGAAACCGCAAACACCAAACGACGGAACTTCAGCGCCGTTCTTCACGGTTCCGCTGATGTACTGAAGGATGTTTTGGCGAGTTGGATTGACCGAACCAGCGGCGTACTGCTTCGAGCGCCACCATGTGTAAGTCGAACGGTCGATGTTGCCGTAAACGCCAGAGTCAGCGACAGCGGCTGGCAGACCGATAAACTGCTGGTTATTCGTGGTGTTGGTGTACAGCGCCGTTGCCATAGCATCCATCATCACGTTAGTCGCGTCATTCATACGCGCTTCGATCAGAGGAATGATGGCTGCGTCTTGCTGAACTGCACCTTCCATACCGAGGAACGGTACTGGAGCGATCATCAGCTTCAGGTTAAAGTCAGCGTTATAAGCGCCCTGCTGTACGGATGGCTGGTTAAACGAACCAGAGTAATCCGACCACTGAGCGTTCACAAACTGCGAACCTTGGACAGGAACGGTTACAGAAGAAACACCACCGGAAGCCTGTTGCGAGTTAGCAATCAGAGCCGCCATCAGCGGTGTCGAGTTATAGAGTTGTACGACCAGCTTCGGAATAAACGCCCTACGGGTTACGTATGTAAGTTCCGTAAATTGCGTACTACCCGTTGCCGGAAGAATACCGCCACCAATAGGCATAGTTTATCTCCGAGTCAAAGAATCCCCTGTTTTACAAACCAATGGGCTTTGGATTTTTCCGTAGCTCATTGAGTGCTTTTGCTGCTTCATCCCGCGCACCAGCAACAGGGTTCCTCCAGTATTTCGACAGGTCGAACTTGTTGATGGCAGACGGGTTGTATCCGGTTGGAGTCGGAGCCGCAGACTGCTGCATCCAACGCCAATATTCTGCTGCTGCTTCGTGGTTAGTAATGCCTTTTTCCAGCATGACTTTCTCCACTTCTTCAATTTGATCGTCCGTGTCAATCAGACCTTTAGCCTTCAACTTATTGCGACGGGAGTTGAGTTCATCCATCGCCTCCTTTTCCCGCAACTTGGCTTCGAGTTGTGCCACACGGTCATTAGCGCTATCTACTGCCGAGCGTGTGTAGTCTTCGATTTCTAGTTCAGGAATAGGAAGATCCGGTTTGATCTTCTTGGTGAGTCGCAACATATCCTTGCGGGTAGCTGGATTTTCAGCCAGTTGCCGAGCAAGCAAAGCCAGTTCATCACGGGCTTCAGGTGTTAGGTCTTCGAGTGACATAGATATCCCCTTACTTTAATTAAATAACGCGCGTGCCATCACCAGGCTTTTGAACTTGCATCT